TTCCAACTACTTCGCTTGTCGAACAGATGTATAAAGACTTTGAGGATTATGGGTGGAGTTCTGGAACATATTGTCAGAAAATATATCAAGGTTATGACAAGAAGGTAACAAAGGATGTTGTAATATCTACTTGGCAATCTATTCACAGAATGCCTAGACAATACTTTAGACAGTTTGGTGCAGTGTTTGGTGATGAAGCACACTTGTTTAAAGCAAAGTCACTTACAGGTATTATGACAAAGCTTGACACTTGCAAATATCGTTTTGGACTAACAGGCACACTAGATGGAACTCAAACACATAGATTGGTGTTGGAAGGATTATTTGGTAAGGCAAAATATGTTGTAACCACCAAAGAATTAATTGATGATAAAACATTAGCTAACCTAAAGATTGATTGTATAATTTTAAAATATCCCGATGAGGATAGACAGATAGTAAAGGATTTTGAATATGCCGCAGAACTGGAATACATCGTCACTAAGGCTGAAAGGAATACTTTCTTATGCAATCTTGTGGGCCATCTCAGTGGTAATACTCTCGTTCTTTTTCAGTTCGTAGAAAAGCATGGTAAAATTCTACACGATATAATACAAGACAAATACAAAGACAGAAAAGTTTTCTTTGTATACGGCGGCGTAGATACAGATACCAGAGAAGAGATACGAGAGATTGTAGAGAATGAAAAGGATGCCGTTATTGTTGCGAGTTATGGTACTTTCAGCACTGGTATTAATATTCGCAACATCAGCAACATCGTGTTCTCAAGCCCCTCAAAAAGTAAAATAAGGGTGCTTCAGTCGCTTGGGCGTGGATTACGGCAACAGGGAGGGAATAAAACCTTGCGGCTTTATGATATATCTGATGACCTCTCCTTTGATTCCAAACTCAATTTCACTCTAAGACACTTTAAAGAAAGACTAAATATATACAATGACCAGAAATTTGATTATGAAATTAGAAGGATAAACTTAAAATGAACACAGATTCTTATAAAGTTTTGAAATTGTCTAACGGCGAAATGATCATTTGCGAAATAAATGCATTTGATAACGATGTATACGATATTATGAATCCTTTAAAAATGGAAGTTGTACCAATCCGAAATTCAAAAAATAATTTGGGGGAGACATTAAATCTGACGCCGTGGCTACAACATTTTACAGACCAGAAATATTTCAACATAGAAAAGAATCAATGCATTTTAATAGCTGATGCCTCCGTAGGATTATCAAAGTATTATGAATATGTGATGCTTAGAATTGATGATGGCTGGGAAAATGAGGATAGATTACTACCTGACGATGAACCAGATAATGATGATATTTATGATGAATTGTTAATGGATGCTAAAACAGATTCTAAACTTATTCACTGAAGACTCCACATAGTTAATATAGACAATTTTTGACCCTTTGTCAATACCCCTTTTAATAATATTTGGGTATTGACAAATATATCCTTTTGGTGTATGATTATATAGTATTTAAAGGAGTAATAATGGCAAAGAAAAAAAGTATTCATTATGTAGATAATAAACAATTTCTACAAGCAATGATTGAATGGCGTGAACAATACGATATCGCTGTAGAGGAAGATAGATTAACTCCTCCTGTTACAAATTATATTGGAGAATGTTTTCTAAAGATTGCAACTCATTTAGCATATAGGCCTAATTTTATTAACTATACATATAGGGATGAAATGGTTTCAGACGGTATTGAGAACTGTTTACAATATGTTAAGAACTTCAATCCAGAAAAATCTAACAATCCTTTTGCGTATTTTACACAAATCATTTATTACGCTTTTCTTAGACGAATTGCAAAAGAGAAGAAACAAAGTCATGTTAAACATAAAATAATTGAAAGAGAAGTATATGATTCATATTCTACTATGGACGGAGATGATTCAGTATACAATATTGAAACCATTGATTTAGGCGCATTTTTACCTACTGAAGATGTTTATAAACCAAAGAAAAAAGAGCCAGCAAAGAAAAAAGGGTTGGAAGTCTTTATGGAGAAAGATTCTTGAAAATCGCATTAATCACTGATACTCATTTTGGCGCTAGAAATGACAACGCAAATTTTAATGATTATTTTTATAAATTCTATGAGGGTGTGTTCTTTCCATATTTACACCAACATAACATAGAAACTTGCATTCATTTGGGCGATGTTATGGATCGTAGAAAGTTTGTTTCGTATAAGACTGCGAAAGATTTTCGTGAAAGATTCATACTCCCATTCAGTCAACTAAAAATTAATTTACACATGTTGGTTGGGAACCATGACACTTTTTATAAAAACACCAACGATGTGAACTCACTACAGGAACTTGTAGACGGCAAATTTCGCAACATCAAGGTATATGCAGAAGCACAAGAGGTAGACTTTGATGGGTGCAAAATTCTTTTCATGCCTTGGATAAACAGTCAAAACTATATTCACTCTATGGGTATGATTGATGAAACCACTGCTCAAATCTGCATGGGCCATTTAGAGTTGAATGGCTTTGAAATGCAGAAGGGTATGTATATGGATCATGGTTGGGACAAACAAGAATTTAGAAAGTTTGATACAGTTATGAGTGGTCATTATCATCACAAGTCAGATGATGGTCAGGTGTATTATCTAGGCACACCATATGAAATCTACTGGAATGATTGGGAAGACCCAAAAGGGTTTCACATATTCGATACAGAGACAAGAGAGCTTGAGCGTATTGTAAATCCATATAACATCTTTTCCAAGATTTACTATGATGATACGGTTTCAGCATTTGATGACAATCACAATATGTCTGCCTACAAGAATAAATATGTGAAACTGGTAGTAGTCAATAAGAAAGATTTGTTTCAATTCGATAGATTTGTAGATAAGCTCTTGGCCGCAGACTGCCATGATGTCAAGATCGTTGAAGACTTTTCAGAGATGGATGCAAGCAATGTATCAGACGATATCGTTGAAAATTCAGAAGATACGATGACACTGCTGGAAAAATATATTGACGAGTTGCCCGTAGACCTAAGTAAAGATAGACTGAAAAATACAATGAGAACCTTATATACTGAAGCACAGGATTTGGAAATTTGATAACTTTTGAATGCGTTAGGTGGAAGAACTTTTTATCAACTGGAAATAATTTTACCGAAATACAACTAAACAAAAATTCGACAACACTCATCATTGGTGAGAACGGCGCAGGGAAATCTACTGTGCTTGACGCACTATGCTTTGGGTTGTTTGGTAAACCTTTTCGTAACATCAACAAGCCACAACTTCTCAATACGGTGAATGCTAGTGGATGTATTGTTGAGGTGGAGTTTAAGGTTGGTGGGAAGAAGGTAAAGGTTGTCCGTGGCATCAAGCCAAATGTATTTGAAATTTACATTGGCGGTAAGATGTATAATCAGGATGCGAATGCCAGAGACTACCAGAAGTATCTGGAGCAGCAAATCCTAAAGTTGAACTATCGTAGTTTTACACAGGTTGTTATTCTTGGCTCATCCACATTTGTTCCTTTCATGCAATTGAAGTCACGGCATCGCAGAGATGTTGTTGAGGAAATTTTGGATATCCAAATCTTTTCTTTGATGAATATGATCCTCAAACAGAAACTAAAAACAATTGATGATAGTATGAAGGATATTCAATACAAAGCTGCTTTAACTTCTGAAAAGATTTCTCTGAAAGAGAAGTATATTAAAGACTTACAGGCTAACAAACGAATGTTGTTGGTTGATAAAACAAATGTCTTGGCTGGTAATGAAGAAGAGATTTTCAAGAAGAAGAGAAAGATTGCTGACCTTCAAGATGATATTGATTCGATGCATGAGAAGATATCTGATGCATCAAAGATTGAGGAGAAGTTTACCAAGCTGAAAGACATTCAATCCCAACTGAAAGAAAAACATAGGGCCCATAGTAGACTTGTTGGTTTCTTTGAAGACAATGAGGATTGCCCTACTTGTCAACAACATATTGATGAGGTTTTCAAATCAACTATGGTTAGCAAAAAGAAAAGCGAAGCTGATAAGTTGTCTACAGGAATGAATGACCTCAAAGACGAATTGAATGCAACCAAAGCAAAGATTGCTATAATCAATGAGGTCAATCAGAATATACAGGCAAACAATGTT